CGTGTTGACATAGCAGAAGTTACCGGTGCTGTTGTAATAGGGGGACCGCAGCCACCACCACACGGCTGTACCTGTGGTGCTGTGCTTATAAGCCACCTTGCTATTACCTGCTTTAAAATAGTCGTACTGAGCCTGAGAGTTTTTCTCATAGCTATTTGCATAGCCATCGTTACCTTGTACTTCATAGTTCGACAAAAGGAACAGGTAATCGCTGGTGCTGGTAACATTCCCAGCTGTGTGGCCGGTGGCATTTCCCACATTGTCCGTGTACTTGGTCACGGCTTTCATGACGGCCCGCAGATCGGAGGGCAGTGCCGCCATCAGGCTGTTGGCCAAAGGGCTGGTGGGCGTGTTGCTGTTACCCAGCAGCGTCTTGCGCATATAGCTGTCCTTCCAGCCGCCCGCGTTGGTGTTGCTGGTGTTCATCTGAAAATAACCGCTATTCGTAGAATTGCTGTTGTACCTATCATCGCACAGTCCCACCATCTTCCCGCTGATCTTCCCGATCAGCCAGTGAATGCGCTTCGTTCCCTCCTTGGCGCTGTTGTGATTGAAGCCCAGGATAAAGGGGTTAATGGTCAGGTTGGAGAAGGTGAAATTCCCCACCTTCCCGTTGATAACAATGGGCTTAGTATCGCCCACGCTCCAGAAGTTGGCACCCTCCCCAGCATCGCTGGCGGCCTTGATTGCGGCCCAGCTGTTGCTGGAGATATTGGTGTTGAACACATTCACCGTCACGCTGCAGGTCTTATCTGCCGGGGCCGTGTGGTTGGTCCCCGCCGCCACCCTGACTGTGATGGTCACCGTGCCATAGGCTTTCCCGGTGACTGTGACCGTGGTCCCGGACACGCTGACGGTGGCCACGCTGGTATTGCTGGAGGTGGCGCTCACCGCGCCGTCCCCAGCCCGTGTCACCGCGATGGTGCTGGATTTGGTGGAGCCGTTCAGGGTCATGCTGGTCTTATTCAGGGACAAGCTGCCAGCCGCCTTGGCGATGGTCCAGTTTACCGACTTCGCGGCGGTTTTCCCGTCAGCCCACTGATAATTGGCGGTGGGGGTAAAGGAGGCCGAGTAGGTCCCGGCATTGGTGGCGCTGGCCGTGCCGCCGATGGTCAGCTGGGCGCTGTTGTAGTTGCTCCAGCTGGGGGTCTGTGTGCTGCCGGTATAGGTCAGGCTCCCGCTCTGCGCCGGGGTGCCGGTGATGACGGCCCGCCCGATAGTCCAGGAGATAGACCGGGCCGCCGTGCTGCCATCGCTCCACTGATAGTTCGCTGTGGGGGTAAACATGGCGCTGTGGCTCCCGGCCTCGGTGGCGCTGGTGGTGCCGCCGATGGTCAGCTGGGCCGTGTTGTAGTTGCTCCAGCTGGGGGTCTGTTCCTGTCCTGTGTATGTCAGGCTCCCGCTCTGGACCGGTGCGGCGGCGATAGCCGCCCGCCCGATGGTCCAGGTCACGGACCGGGCATCGTTGGTGCCGTCGCCCCAGGTGTAGTTCTCCTTGGGGGTAAAGGTGGCGGTGTAGGTCCCGGCGTTGACGCCGGAGGTGTCCCCGCCGATCTCCAGGGCATCAGGGTTGAAGCTGTTCCAGGATGGCGTCTGTGCGCTGCCTGTATAGGTCAGGCTGCCGTTTTGCGAGGGGATGGCGTCGATGGTATTGGCCAGCTTCGTAATGGCCTCCAGGGCGGCGTCAGCGGCCACCATGGCCTGGTCTGCGGACAACCTGGCACCGGCTGCGTCCTGGGCGGCCTGCTGCGCGGCCCGGAGGGCGCGTTCCGCTTTGTCATCGGCGTCCTCGGCCACACCCAGCGTCCTGGCGATGGCCGCTGTGTTGTCATCGGCCTGCAGCTTGACGGCGTGGATGTTCTCGATCAGCCGCTCCACCACCGGGTTGACGATAGTGCTGGCCCGCACCGGGTCGCTGTCCTGGATTTTCCTAATCTCCTCTGCGTTATAAACCGGGGCCTCCGGGAGAGTGTAATATTCCTCTGCCATTCTCAGTTCCCTCCTGGTTAAAATTCATCGTCGAACTCGAAGGTGAAGCTGACGCCCGCATCCTTCTGCTTGGAGTACATGGTCTTGATGGCGGCCACGTCCCCCTCGCTGTCCACCAGGGCGGCCTCGTTGATGATCTCGCCCGCCAGGTCATCTTTGGGGATGGTCACCGCATAGCGGGCGGTGGTTTCCTCCGGGTAGGTCACGCTGTCCACCGGGTATCGGGCGATCTCCGTGTTCAGGGCCGTCTGCGCCTCTGAAGGCGCGATAGGCTCACCACTGAGGTTTACGCCTCCGCTGCCAAAGGCGATGTGGGTGATGATGGGCAGCGGCTTCGTGGCGTCACTGGACGCCTGGCAAAACTTGATGCGCCGGGTCCTGGTGATCACGCTGTTTTCATTCATCTATAACTCCTCCTGCGTGTGCTGCGCGTTGAATTTCCGGGAGCCGTCAAAGGCAGCGGTGCCATCGAAGGCGCACCAATCGTCTATGGTCACAGTGCCGGTGATCGCCTCCCGGTTTAAAAATGATGTTCTGAATGCGGCCCGCCAGAAGCTGATCCCGTCAGGAGCCTGGTTGAACTGGCTGGAGCCGTCGAAATGAATGCTGCCATCAAAGCGGATGACTGGCGTTCCCCTGGAGTTGGAGCAGGAGAATCGCATGGCCAGCCGGTGAAAGACCAGGCGGTTCTCATGCACCAGCGGGGTGGGCCGAAAGGCCGCGATGATGTCAAAGAGCAGGTGGGCGGGTTTGATCTCCTCAATCTGCCGGATCAGTTCCTGCACATCGGCGGTGGCGTCGGTAGGCAGCAGCTTGATCAGCACGGAAAAGGCATAGTCCTCAAAATGCTCTATCACATCGCCCTCCCGCCCGGTGATGATCTCCACCATATCCCGGATGGCCCGCACGGTGGTGGTCCCCCGTGTGTTCAGCTTGGCCAGCACCCTGGCCCGGCGCACCTCCAGGCTCTCCGTGGTATTGACAGGCAGGGCGAACAGACGCTCATGGCGGGGGAGCAGGTGGGTGCTGGTGTTGATGGTCAGTTGGTTCTCCAGCGCCGTGATGGTGCGCTGGGTTTGATCCAGTTCAGCCTGCTCCTCATAATCGGAGGTCAGCGAGGTCAGGCCGCCGTTCAGCGTGTAGCTGATAATATCGGCCACCCCCTCCACACCGAAGATCAGGTCACCGATGCGGTAATAGCTGATGCTGCTTTGCCGTCCTTCATCCTTCAGGGTGGGCGGGGTGCTGAAGTCCTCCCGGTTCACGCTGTCCACATACCGCTGCAGCGCCGTCTGGATATTCTGCCGGATATCGGTCAGGCTGTAACCGCTGGCCACCACCACCGTCACCTCCACGGCAACGGCCTTGGGGGCGGCGGCGGCCACCGTTACCGCCGCGCCGATCTGGCGCTCCTCCTCGATGTGGGCTTTGACGTTGCCCAGGATCACGTCATCCGGGGCGGCGTATCGGTCGGACAGGACGATCACCCGTACCTTGCCGGAGCCGCAGACCTCCGCGCCCAGGCACTTGGCCCCGCCCACACCTGACACCTGCTTGGCCCAATAGATAAAATGGTTTCGGTTGCCGCTGGTGATGGGCTGGCGTATCTTCTCCAGAATGCGGCTCCTGAAGGAGTCATCGCTCTCGGCCTGGGTGCCGCCGCCGAAGGGGGCGGTGTTGGTAACAGACTTTACTCCGTCGATGGCCACGCGCAGGACGGTGATGGTTTCGGCGGCCACGTTGCCCGCCGTCCCCTCCGTCTGGCACCGCGCTCCCACCTCGCAGTAGCCCTCGGCGCTGATCCGGGCCGCCGCCGTGGTTTCAAACACCAGGCTGCCGTACAGTGCTTCGGTGCCAGTGGGGATTGCTGTTCCCGGCTCCCCGGTGAACAGGAGGTTGCCCACCGCCGCTTCTGCGGGGTTCCTGGTCTCGTTGTAGTCCAGGGCCTTGCGGTCCAGATACTCGCCCTCGGCGGTGTCCAGCAGCACCCGGTCAGGGATGGGCTTCACCTCCATCAGGTCCAGGCGGGCCAGTTCCTCCGACACCGCCTGGGCGTTATCCATGCAAAAACCGCCCTCCAGCCTATTGGCGGGGTTCTGCAGGCTGTTGCGGATACGCTGCAGCACCGCGCTGGCGCTGAAGTCCATGGTTTCCTCCATCATGCCACTTTTACCCCCTTGGCCTCCCATGTGATTTGGTCTTTCCCGTACACCGTGGTGCAGTCGAACTCCACCCGCACCCCGCTGCCGGATTGCTCAAATTGAAAATTGCTCAGTTCCTCAATGTACGGGTTTACCATCAGCGCCTCGATGATAAACCGCTTCAACTCCGGCAGGATCACGCTGCTATTGACGGCCCCGATCAGCGTGTCGATCTCGCTGCCATAGTCCGAATCGTAAGCCGTATATCGGAACCGCTCCGTGTCCAGAGCCTTGAATATCCAGATGCGCAGGGCCTCGTTGCCCTCTACCAGGTAGGTCTGGCCGTCCCGGAGCAGCAGCCGGTTGTTTTCGTAGTCGTAAGCATACTCCCGGAACATAGGCAGGGCGTTGTCCTGGCTGGCCGCCAGCGCCTCCGGGTCGATGAATGGGAAGATGCTCATGCCACCTTCACCACCTTCTCCATAATGTAGAAGCCAGCCCCCACCTGAAGCACCACCACCATGTCGCCCGCCTTCAGCACATACTTCGTGTGGAACTCGGTCAGGAACGAATACGGGTGGGGAGCCAGCCCGGCCAGTTCCGGGGGGATGCGGCTGCCACCGCCCTCGGCCCACACCAGCAGGGCCGGGTTGATATACAGCCCCTTGCTGATGACCTGGTCGTGGGCCAGGATGGTCAGCGGGGCCACGGATTTGACCTCCGCAAACATCAGCCCGCTGTCCTTGCCCCCGGAGCGCAGCGCCTCCACCATTTCCACCGCCCACCGTTCAGACATGGTATCGCCTCCTCAGTTGCCGACCTCCTTCTCATCCATCATGTTGGAAAAAGCCAGGGTCAGCTGCATCATTTCTTTGCCGTTCTCGAAGGTGTGGGTGTCGCTCTCAATGTAGAACTTCCCGTAAAGCCCCGTGGTGGCCTCCTGGACGGCGATGGCATAGCCGGAAACTGCGCGGGTGTCGCTGGTGGCGGTCACGGTTGCGGATTGGTCCATGATGTGCAGCAGCGCCTTGGCCTCGGAGGCGGCGTCTTTGCCCTCCTCCTGCTTATAGACGCGCTGCACCACGCCATACTTCGACTGCGCCCCGGCGTCCTCCACCACGCTGGTTTGGTTGCCGTTTTTGTCGGTGACAATCACCCGGTCCACCAGCTTCTGCAGGCTGGTTTTGTAGGTGGCCTCCGTCAAGTTATAGCCGCCATCCAGCACCACCCCGCACAGCGCCCCCTTTTCGATCACATACACCTGGTTGACATTCTGCATCAGGGGGATGTATTTCTTCCCGTTCTGGCGGCTGGCGGTGGTGTAGGCCGCCATGATGGCCTCATAGGCTTTCTTGCCCAGCCAGGGCAGATATACCTTGATGCCGGTGGGGGCAGCGGAGCCGAAGGGGACGCTCAGGTGGGAGCATATCCAGGCGGTGATGGCCTCCGGGGTATCGTCAAAAATCTTACTGATGTCGCTGTTGTTGATGTAGAACATCAAATCAAAGGCGGTAAAGGTGGTGAGATTCCCGGAGGCTGACTTTTCAATATCAAAGACGGGGCCGCCGAACAGGGTCCTGTCCCCGTCCCTGAACAGTACGCTGTCCCCCTCGTTGATGGTCACCTTGGGGAGAAAGCGGTCTGTGCTTCGGGTCGCTATGGAAAAAGCCAGCTTCCGGGCCACCTGCTTGCTGTCACCGCTCCAGGTGACCTTTTCCACCAGCTGGGAGAGGTCCTTGCCCCCCGCCGTCAGCTGCTTCTGGATCATGGGATCACCAGCTTCTGGCCGGGCTTGATCAGGTTGGGGTTGCTCCCGATCACCGCCTTGTTGGCCTCATAGATTTTTTTGTACTGCGCCCCGTCGCCGTAGTATTTCTTGGCCAGGTTCCACAGGCAGTCCCCGGACACCACCGTGGCTGTCTTGGGGGTCTCTTGAGTATTGGGGCGGGTGTTCAGCCCGCTGGTCTGGCTCTTGGCCTGGCTCTCCACCTTGACGGCGGGGACGTTCAAAAAGCGGTATTCCGACAGTTCCAGGGTGTAGTACACATCTTTGTCCCCCTCGTGGCTGCCGTAGGTCAGGCTGTCGATGCTCATGGCCAGGTTGAAGTCGCAGTCGCTGATGATCACCCGGATGGGCTGCGGCTTGGATTTCCATTTCTTCAGCAGCCGGATGTACTCCATAGGATCCCGGTCCGCATACCGGGCCAGCGGGGAGGTGGTCGAAGGGAAAAAGCTGGACAGGGAGCCGGAAACCAGCCCCCTATGCCCAATCAGATTTACTTCGCCAATGTTCAGCAGCGTGATCCGCTGGTTATTGTGCGGCTCGGTAAATTCAAACTCTGCGGGATTGATGGGGAGATTGAACATCTCCGCATGGTTGTTAAAACTCAGTTCAATAGTTCGCTGTTTCACACTGCCACCTCCTTACGCTGGGGCCATATTGCGGGCCGCTTGTACCACACGCTTGGCCACCGCCTCACCGATGCGGTCAATGTCAGCATCCTCCCGCACAATGATTTGGTCGGCCAGCTTCGCCACCGTTACCTGCAGCGGCGTCTGTGCCGCCGCTGTGGGCCTCGGAGCCTTGGGGCTGGGGTCAGGGGGCGGGGGGAAGTCCTGGCCGTTGTCGGGCCGTTTAGGGGGCTTTCTGGGGGTATCTTCATCTTGGCCCCTCCGGCCATCCCGGCCCAGCAGGCCGGTGACCACGCCCAGGCCCTTCTCGATACGCTCCAGCACGGGAGAGGAATTGCCCTCTGTCGTGTAGATGGAGGGCTTTTCCACGGTGTTGTGGACGATATCCCGCATGACGGGCTTCTCCACCGTATTCTGGATGACCTCCCGCACCACCGGCTTCTCCACTGTGGTGGTCTGGAAGATCTCACGGACCACGGGCCGGGCGGCGTTTTGGGCCAGCTGGACGCTCTCCTTGTTGGGAAGCACCCGGCTGCCCTTGGGCAGGTCCACTAACTCCGGCCCGCGCTCACCCACCCAGGTGGGGCCGCCGCGCCAGTTGTTGGTGCCTTCGGCGTTGGAGCCGACGCTGCCGCCGTCGCCGCCGCCCATCCCCAGCAGGCCCTTGACCTTTCCGGCCACCCAGGACAGGCCGTTGCCGATGCCCTCCACAATGGGCTTGACCTTGGACCACACGCTGGAGACCACGCTGGCGATGCCATTAAAGACCGTTTGCACCACGTTGAAAAGCAGTTTAAAGACGCTGATGGCCAGGTCCATAACGGGGGAAATGACGCCCCAGGCCGTGATCAGGATGTCCGCTACCACGGGGGCCACCGTGCCGATGATGTTTTGAATCCAACCCATCTTACTGCCCACGAACTCCAGCACGGAACCGACTTTCTGGCCGATGCCGTCAAAGATGACCTGAAAGACCGGGGCCAGCGCCGATACCACCGTGCCGATCCCCTGGACCAGCCCGGCGATAACAGGGGCCGCCGCCGCGATCACGTTACCGATGGTGGTGACCACCGTTTCCAGTACGGGGAGAACAGAGGGAATCACCGACTGAACCGTGGTGATGATGCTGGCGATGGCGGGCATAGCCGCTGCGGCCACCTGCTGCACCGTCCCCATCACCGTGGTTCCAAACTTGACCATCTGCGGGAGCAACGGGGCAAAGCCCTTTATAATCCCGTCCAGAACCGGCTTCACCGTCTGCGCCCCCTGGGCCAGTCCACCAAAGACGTTTGAAAGCACCGGCCCCATGGATTCGGCAAAGCTGCCCAGCCGGGTCAGCGCCCCCTCCACCACAGGGGTGACGTGGGTGATCACGCTGTCCAGGGCGGGCATGGCCACGTCGGCAAACTTGGAAATGGTGGACATCAGGGTGGTGCCAAGTTTCTGGACCGTCGGGATATTCTTCATGATCACCGAGGCGAATTTGCCCTTGATGGAGAGGGTGACCTTGCCGACCTCCTCCTTCATGTCGCCCCAGGCGTTTGCCATCTGTTGGATTTTGCCCTGGTCGGTTTGGGCCAGGGCGGCGTTGACACCGCCCACATTCTGCTGCAGGATTTCTGCGAGGACAGCGGCCCGCTGCTCTGCGTTGCCCATCTTCAGGGCCTGCTCCTGCGCTTCGGTGAACGTGATACCCACCCTGGATAGGGCGCTGGTCTGGCCCTGCATGACCTTGCCGATCATGTTGCCGATGGCCACGGCGTCCTCCTGGCTGGCGTTCAGGCCCTTTTGCTGGGCCAGCAGGTCTGTCATGCCGCCTGCCAGGGTGGCGATCTCCTTTTCGGACAGCTGGAAGGTGGCCAGCTGCTGCATACCGGCCAGGGTGACTTCATCCCCGATCACACCGATCTGCTGCAGTTCGCTGGCCACGCCCATCAGCTTTTCCTTGGCCTGCGCCGCTGCGCCCGCACCCCTGGCCTGGATGCTGGCCACGTTGCCCAGGACGGCCTCCAGCTTGGTCTCGGCCTCGATCTGCGCCTTGGCCAGTTCCGTGCTGCCGCTGAACAGGGCGGTCAGGCCCGCTGCCGCCGCTGCGGATACCGCGCCCACACCGATGGCTGCGGCCTTGGTCACCTGGGCAAAGCCCTTGCCGATTGCCGATAGGGCCTGCGCCCCCTTAGTGACCACTTTGACAACGGGGGTGGCCACCATTTTCCCCACCGCTTTGACCTGATTGCCCAGGGCCTTGACCTTTGCGGTGGCCAGGTCCTTGACTGCCGTGGCCACTACCACCTTTTTGCGAAGCGGCTCCATCTTTTTCTTCAGGGAGTCCATCGCCTTGGAGGCGGCGGTGGCCTCCAGCTTGGCGGTGCGCTTTTTGTCCCAGGTGGCCTGCAGTTCCTTTTTGGTCTTTTCTACATCCTGGCGAAAGGCCGACTGCTCCTGCCTGATGCTGTGGAGAACGACTGTCATGTTGTCCTTAATGGAAATTGCGCCTTTGACCACGCCCATCAGCCGTTCACCTCCTCACCAAACATCCGCGCCCGCTCCTCCAGGGCGGTCTGCATAGAGGCTGTATAAAAGAGCCTGGACTCCAGGTCCAGGCTCAAAAATCGCTCCGCATCCCAGCCCTTCTGTATGTAGTAGTGAAGCAGATACGCCTCACCATCCTGGGCAATCAGTTTTTTAGCTGGTCCACCACCGTGACCTTGGTGCTGTTCAAGACACCGCTCAGTTCCATGACCTGCATGGCGATCTCCTGAACCTCGCCAATGTCGAAAATCCCCACCACGTCCAGCGGCTCCAGCAAGGTGCGTTGGTCGGCGGGGAGGCTGGACTCGGACTCCATGATCTCCTTGGCCACGTCCTTCAGGCTGGGCTCTACGGCGGCCAGATAGATGCAGTACTTGTCGCTGCGGTTGGGGTCGCCCGTGTCCTCCATGTTCATACACTCCGTGATCTCATCATAGGAGAGGTTGCGGAACCGCATATCGGTGTCCAGGCTGGGGATGTGCAGCGTCCGATACTTGGGAACCTTTTTGTCCTGGAGCCGCTGCACGGCGCGGCGGGAAAACTCCGCCAGGAAACTTTTCTTCTCGCTGTTCATGAGAATGTCCTCCTTACACGATCTTGTCCAGGTTTACCAGGTCGGAGGGCGTGAAGCCGCCGCTGACCTCCTCCTCGATGACGGCCCCCTTCTCCATGTTGACCAGGGGCAGGTCATTGAACCAGCAGTTGTCAGCGGAATACCGCTCCTGCTGGCCGCCCACGGCGTCCGGGTCGGCCAGCTTGGTGATGATCTGCATCCGCTGGTCGATGCCCTTTTTCCAGTTCTCGAACACGGCGTTATACCGGGTGTAGACCTTTTTCAGGGTGACAGACAGCTCACCCTTCAGGCCGGTCATCTTACTGTCCACGTCCAGGTCGATCTGTACGTCCTCCCGGTTGGCGGTCACCTTCAGGGACACCTTGGAGAACTCAGCGATGCGCTCACCGTCCACCCACAGTTCCCCCCAGGTGCCGGACAGGGTTTTATTGCCTTTGATTTTTCCCATATCGGCGTCCCTCCGTTACATATTGCAGACCAGGTTCAGGTCCTCCATCGCGTCCACGAACTTGACGTTGGAGGAAATGAACACCCGGCTGCCAGTGTTATACATGGCCACCGCCGTGTCATCCATGGCGCTGGTATCGATGCCCCGGCCCTCGATATAGAGCCGCTGCGCCTCCACGTCGATGGCGGCGGTGTTGTCGTGGCTCTGATCCAGCACGTCCGGCTGCAGGGATTTCTGATAGGCCCGGATGGCCGCCACAAACATCTGCTTGGCGTCGTAGTCGTTGCGCACCTTGCCCACATAGGAGTCCTCGAAGGTGTCCCGGATGTCATCCTGGTACAGGTCCACGCCCTCCATGATCTTGATCTTGGAGAACTCCTGCCCCTTATCGGTGGTGAAGCTGACCAGGCTATTGACACCGCGCCCAATCTTGAACTTCTCCCCGTCGAACACCAGGATCAATTCCCCGGCGTCGATCCGCTTGTCCGGGTCATCCGGGGTTTCGGCGGCGGTGATGTCGTTGAGCACATAGTAGGTGCTGCTCCGGGCCAGGGACAGCCCGGCCAGGATGCCGGTGATCCGGGCGCAGTACTCCGCTGTGGTGAACTGCGTCTTGGACAGAATGCTGTCGATCCTGTCGGTGGTGAAGTTGATGATGCCTTCATGGTCGCTCTTGCTGTTGGGCAGCACGGCCTTGAAGGTCTTGTGGTCCTGGTCGCGGGCCTCCTTGATGAAAGAGGCGATAGAGGGGACACCCTCCGTGGCGATACCCGGAATGGTCAGGTAGTTCCACTTCATGTTCTTCAGCACCGCCAGTGCGGGCATATAGTTGGTGTCCTCCAGGCCCATGCGGTAGACGATCACCCGGTAGGGGACTCCCTCATAGATCAGCTTCAGGTAATCATAATTGCGCTCGGACCACTTGGTGAAGTCCACCTCGGTGATGGAGTTGTAGACGGTCAGCGTTTCGCCGCCCTCGGTCTCATCGTGCAGGATGACCGCCACAATCCCGCGCTCACTGCGCTGGATAGCGGTCAGGCCCTTGGTCTTGAACGTGATCAGGATTTCGGGCAGGCCCATAATATCACAACCTTTCTTCTTAAATCGGTTTCACGCTGGTGTCCAGCGTTTCCATGTATGGCAGCGGCGGCGGCTCCTGGATGCTGTCCCGGAATGCCAGGGTAAAGGTGCAGTGCAGCACCCGGTCCACCACCTTGCAGGCCACATCCGGCACAGTGATGGCCCTGGCCTCGCCGCCGTCCTCGAAGCGGAACACGGGCCGGAGCAGGTCATCCACCTCCTGGGATATGGTCAGGTAATCGGCGTTGCTCTCCGACCTGGTGTGGATGGAGGCATCCACCAGCACCCTGCGGTCCGTATGCTCGGCATCCACGGTGGCGCTGCCCGCTGGGATGATGTCCAGGAAGATATAATCCTCCAGGTCAGGCTCCGGCTCATCGTTCTGCGTCTTGGTAATCTCCTCGCAGAACACGTCATAGGCCGGATATTTTCCTTTGAAGAGACTGACCATGGCCAGCTTGATAGACTGATAAATTGTCGTGGCCACGTTATCCCCCCTTACAGGTCATGTGTGCTGATAAAATCATTCAGCCATTCCTGCAGGTAGGCGGGTAGGCGGGCGCTGACCTCCTCCAGAGAAATGGCCATCATGTGCTTTCCTTTGACAAAGCCCTTCCCGCCACGGGTGCGGTGGCCGTACTCCACCGGCTCCGCATACTCCACGTTGGTATAGACTTCGATGTAATATTCATCGCCCCGTTTCTCGATTTTGCCCACCTTCCAGCTGTCCTGGAGGCGGCCCGTCTTTTTCGGGGTGTTCTCCTTTACCCGGCCCTGCAGTTCATAGGCGATCTGGATCACCAGCGCCTTGAACTCCTCCGGGAAGTCCTGCTCGATCATCTGCGTCAGCTGCCGCTCCAGCGCGTCAAAGCCCTCGAAGCTGTAATCCGTGCCGCTCATCAGGCGGTCCCCTTGTCCACCTTTAGAGGGATGTTGTTGTGGGAGGGCTGCCGGTCTGCCAACCCGGCCAGGGCCACCGTCTGCTTGCCCAGCCGGGTCACCACCACGGTGTCCCCCGGCTGGATGTCCACCTCCGGGCGCACAAAAAGCAGATAGTCGGTATCAACCCTGGCAACGGTCTGGCTCTTGGCCAGCTTGCCCCCGGAGGGGCTGGACAGGGCGCAGGGGGTATCCTCATACACCATCCGGCCCTCCAGCCCCTTCTTAAATACGCTCTCCCCCGATGGCAGTGTCACCTTGCCTGGCCTGTAGACCGTGCAGCTGTCATCGTAGGTCATAGCCAGGATGTCCGCTTCAGTCATGGGGGCGGTCCTTTGGCAGTTTCATACGCTTAAAGGGGATCAGCTGACTTTCGTAATTCTTGACGAAGGACACGGTTTCCTTCAGCGCGGAGGTCTTGTCCCGGTAGCTGATGCTGGTGTCGCCACGGGTGATGCTGGAAACATCGTTTTCCGTGGGGGCCACCTGGTCGGCTTTCAGCATATCCTCCACGATCTGCGCCGCCACATCCTCCAGCGGCTCCGGGAAGTCCTCCCGGTTGCAGAATACCTTGATGCGGTTGATTGCCCGCTTCACATACCGCTTGATGGTAGGCAGCTGCTCATCGGGCAGCTTCAGGTCACTTTGCGCCGTCGCCGCTACCCGGCTGATCAGTTCCTCCATCCTGGTCCTCCTTGTCATCGCCCTTGCCGCCCTTGCCCCTCTTGGGCGGCTGGGCGGTGGCCTTGGCCACCGCCTCCTTCAGGTTCTCGCTCAGACGCTCGAACATGGCTTCGCCCATTTTGGCGAGGTCAGCCTCCGTGACGCCAGCGCCCACAGGGGCCTCAGCGGTCCCGCCCGTCCGGGCAAAGCCCAGGCGCTCCAGCTTGGCGGCCTGCTCCTCGGTGGCCACCTTACGCACCACATTCAGCCGCTTCAGTGTAATCATAGCGGTCCCTCCTTACGCCCCGGCCTTGGGCTGCTTGATGTTCACCAGGATGGTGTTCATCTTGTTGTCCAGCACCCACAGGTCGTGATACTTGCGGTAGTCCACAGCCCAGGCCCGCTTCTTCTGATAGGTCTCCGGGTCGAAGATGCGCACCTTGTCCGTGCGGGACACGGCGATGGGGGCGCTGCGGGGGCAGATGATCCAGTTGATGTCCTGGGCGTCGTCAGCGGGGGTAAAGCCGCCCTTGACCTGGTTCTCGGTGGTGCCGTCGTTGAACTGATAGCTGGTTTTCAGCCGCCCGGAGCCGACACGGATGATGGGGTGCTGCCCGTTCAGAGATTTCACCTTCAGGGTGATGTCCCCCTGCCGGAAGTCGGTGGGGCTGACGCTCCGGGCCAGCGTGGTGTTCATATCGAACAGGGCGGCCACCTGGGTGGACATGGTGATCACCAGCGGGGTATCGTCCCCCACCTCATCCTGGATGGACGCCAGGTCGGCGTACAGCTTCTTCAGGATGGTGGCCTCCTCCGGGGTGTAGCCGTAGACGGCCCGATCCTTGGCGGCGGCCAGAGCGGCCAGGGTGCTGTAGCGGTAGGCATCGATCTCCGGCACCACCTTGGTGCGCTGGAACTCGCCCATCACGCTGGAGGCCGTCAGCACGAAGTTGGTGTCGTTGACCTCCTGCTCATCGAAGGTGAACTGGCGGCCCCGGTCCATGGCCATCTTCTTGGTCTGCCAGGTGAGGTCCACGCTGCCCTCCACGAAGCCGGTCTGCCGGTCATAGTCGGCCAGGCCATCCATGTCCAGCATGGGGATTTTGACCTCGGAGCCGCTGTTGTATCGCACCAGCTTGTCGTTCAGTTCCATCCAGCCGCTGGTGGCCTGTTCCTTTGCCGCCTTGTCCAGTTCAGCCTGGAAGATAGCGGCGTACTGCAGATTGTTCGCCATTTTAGTTCAAACCTCCTCTGATATTCTGCGCGATCTGATCCTTCAGGGCGTTCTCAGCCGTGGCCGCGCCGCCAAGGCCCTCCGGGGTCTTGCCCCGCAGCCGCTCCTTCACCGCCGCCTCCAGGCTGGCCTTGAACACCTCCTGGACGCGCACCAGGCTCTTTTCCATGCTCTCCTGGTCGGTGTAGGTCAGCAGGTCGGCCAGCCCAACGGGGAAGCCCTCCTTTTCCAACTTGGCCAGGGCGGCGTCCTTCAGGTCCCGCTGGAGCAGCTTGGCCTGAAGGTCGGCCAGCTGCTGGTCCTTGGCGTCGGACTCGGCCTTGGCCCGCTCCTCCGGCGTCAGCTTGGCCAACCGGGCCTGCTCCTGCTGCTCGGCGGCCCAGGCTGCCTTTGCCTTCTCGATCTCGGCCTGCAGGTCAGCCTCGGTGTAGGTCTTGCCCTGCGGCTCCTGCTTGCCGCCCTTGTCGGTGGCGGGGTCGCTCTCCTGGCTAGCGGGGGCGGCCTCCTTGCCGCCGAACAGGCCAGCCAGCCACTTCTGGAACGTGGTCTGCTGCTCCGGCGTGGGGGTGGCCCCCTCCGGGGGAGTCGCGCCACCAGCGGCGGGCGCGGTGCCGGTAGCGCCGGGGGTGCCGGTGCTGGTAGTGATTTCGTCAGCCATTTTTATGTCCTCCTGTCAGTGATTTTTTCATAATAAAAACGCCCTTTGAAAGGCGTTTAAATTATCCGGGTCATGTGGCGTATTTGCGCCGCCACTCCTGAAATTTGATATTTTCGGCCAGCGGGGTGGTGTCGATCTTGCGATTGAACATCCCCTTGTCAAAATCGGCCACCACGATACACAGGCAGTTGGGGTGGATGGGGGGATAGTTAATGCCCGCCACCGCATCCTCCACGTTGAACACCTGGCCGTTCAATTCGACGCAGGTGCAGCTGCCGCCGCCCTCGGTGCCGCCGATGAAGCGGTATCGCTTGATGCCGTTCTCCTTATAGCCCATCAGTTCCCCCTGGTTGGCGAAGTACTTACATTCTGTCCGCACCAGGCGCTCGGCGCTGTAGCGGCCCTTGTCCATTACATCGTCGATGGCCTTGGCCATCTTTTGGACGCTGCTGCCCTGGATGAAGCCCAGGGTAATCTCGCGCTTGGCCAGCGCCGCCAGGTGGTCGCAGGCTCCCCACACGGCCTCGGAGAAGTGCTTCTCGCTCCACGGATGGGCCAGCACCTGCCGGATCAGCTTTTCATCCAGCCGGGCCACGTTGAAGCCCATACCAATACCCCGCTGGATAGCAAAGCAGCTTTCATAGTAGTTCACCTTCAGCATATCGCCCAGGAGCGTTTCCAGTCTGGCATTGCTGTCCCCGGCCAGGTCGATCATGCTCTGATAGATATTCGCCAGCAGCCGTTCCTTTTGACTGATCCGGCTTTTCATGGCCAGGGTGTTCAATTCCAGCATGGCCTTGCTGTCCTTGGCGGCCCCGGAGGCGGCCTTGATGTACTTCTCTATGGATTTGCGCCAGGTGCTGTACTCCCGCCCGGAGAGCATCTGGGATGCCTGGGCTTCGGTCAGAGCGTTGTCTCTGGCAAAGCGGGCAAACAGGGCGTTGATCTCCTTCTCCACGTTGTAGGCCGCCTCATCATAGAGGAAAATCAATTCCCGCGCCGCTTCATCGGTCCGCCTGGTGTTCTGAATCACCCGCATCTTGGCGTCCTCAATCCACTCGCTACGCTGCCGGTAACTCATGTGTCCACCCCGCTTTCATCCTGGGACGGTGGGGCCGGAGGCTGGCCCGGCTCCTGCTGCGCCGACGCCTGGGCCTCCTGAATGGCGTGGGCCAGGGAGTCATAAGCGCCGAAGCCGCCCATATCCTCCTGGCGCTCCTCCCGCAGCTTCTCCAGTTCGTCCTGCACGTTGTCAACGGTGGGCAGCATCTTCAGGCGGCTCTCCCGCGACAGGTCATTGGCCAGCATGGTGATGATCTGCGCAATCTCCAGCACGTTCTGCGGCTTGTTACGCCGGAACTGGATATCAATATCCCGGTAATCATAGTGGCCGCCCTGGATGTTCAGGATATTGGTGATCAACTCAATGCGCCGCTGCAGCGCCCGCTTGAACTTGCGTTCCTTGATGGAGCATATCTGCTCCAGGCCCCACAGCTTATAGGACACCGCCACCCCGGACAGGTTCCCGCCGAAGTTCTCATCGTTCAGGTTGGGGACGCTGGAAAACAGGTGCATATCCTCCCGGAGCCGTTTCTTATAATTCTCCAGCGGGGTGTCGGCCACCTCCTTAATCAGCCACTGGATGTCGCCGCCGTCCTCCAGGATAATGGCACCCTTTTCCTTCATTTCGGCAATATCCTGGGAAGTCACCGCTCCCATCTTCAGCACTTTCAGGATGGCTTCATCGTTGTACTGGAAGAAGTTTGCTGTGTTGCTCTGCGCCCGGTTGTAGGCGTCGATGATACTGACAATGCCCTCGAAGTCGCCCAGGCGCTCCTCGTTGTTGATGTACTCGATGAACGGCACATCACCCCAATAGTGGGGGCGAATATCCACCAGGTCCAGGGGGCCGCCGTTGAAGCTAACAAAATACCAGCAGTCGGTGGCCGTCCAGAACTCCACCTTCTTGATGGGGTGATCGTCCTTGTCCCTGGAGTAGATAAACCGCAGGGCCGCCATGGGGGTGGTGTAGCCGGTCTCATAGATCATGATGCAGTTGCCGGGGGCTACCTTCACAAACCGCACCTGGGCGTCCTCATCCATGTAAAGCATCTCGAAGCAGTCCCCGTCGATGCTGCAGGTCTTGGCCACCTCCGTATTTTCGTCCTGCTCATCGTTATAGTCGAAGATGTCCTGCAGAGCGGCCAGGAAAGCGTCATCCTGGCTGGAGTAGACCACCGGCTTGCCGATGAAATAGCCCACGGCGGTGTCGGTGATATACTTGGCCATGTTGTTGACGATTTTGTTATTGGGGGCGGTGCTGTCCTTTTTGACCACCCGGAGGATGTCGTGGTCTCCCCGATAGTAGCCCTCCAGGTGCTGGTATTTGGTGCAGTCCTCGTTTTCGTCGATGATCTTCTTGATGTCCGCTTCCGTCAGGCCCTCCAGCGAGGACCGTTCCATGTATAAGACCATTTTTCCACCCTTTCACTGAAGAATAACCGATCTGAGGATGTGGGCGATCACATCTACCGTCCATCCATTTCCCAGGCATTTATATCGCTGAGTCGCGCTGACGCCCTCGGTGTAGCCGTCCGGCAGCGTTTGGAGCCGTTCACATTCAACCGGCGTTAGTTTGCGGATGATATAAAATCCGTCAGGCAGGTTGATGGGGTAGGCTTTCTCCCCAATATCGACTTGGCCGCACCGCACCTCATATACAGGCTTGGTTATCCCATCCGGCAGCATGGCGACCAGCCGACTGGCGTGGCCCACGGCCAGAAGCGCGTTTGATTTTCCGTCCTCCCGGATTTCGTAAGCGCACCCGCTGTCACGGCCTCGGAAAGCGGCGCCGTCTGCCCACAGAGGGCAGGCATATAGGCCGGTCTTAGCGCCAACTCCTCCACCCTCTGCGCACAGCGTGGTTGATTTACCCTCTGGGGAATACACTCGATACTGTTTGCTGTCGTGCCCCTGATCTGCGGCGGCGTTCTCAATTGTTCCGATCCTGACAGGCTCCGCAACACAGGTGCGGCGGTCTACCGTGTTCCCAACTAAATTGCGGATGCCGTCTTTGTGGCAGCTGGCCCGGAGGCATTGTGCTTTCCCATCGGCGGTGATGTTCAGCGGCTCCGCAGCCATAGGAGCAGAAAAATGTCCTCCTGTGATATTTGCGGCAGAGGATTTATAGTAGCTGGCTCGGAGGCAGTAACCTTTTTCCCGCCAAGCCACCCCACTTTCTAAAATATCCCGAAGCAGAATGCCGCGATCTGCGGGCTGTACTACTCCGGGAATATTTGTCCAGTAGCACCTTTTTCGAGACTGTGCTGAAACAAGAGCCGAATTTATCATAATCGGTTCAACGCCAAGGGCCAGGGAGATGGCGGTCTTGATGTCCTTATGTATGCTGTAATTATTCTCATAGAGGAACCATCGGCACCCGCTTTCCTTTAAGGCTCGAACATACTCCTGAAACAAAGTCCATCCAAGCCCCTCACAGGTCGTTTCCCGGCCACGCTTCGCTATGCTCCAATAGGTGCAGGGGCTTCCGCCAATCAACAGGTCAAAACCCTTGTATTGGGTAAAGTCGCCTTCAAGAACATTCCCCCTCTGCTTGATTTGTGGATAGTTCTTCTGGCTGATCGCAATGGCGTATTTGTCAATCTCAAAGGCAACATACTTCTCAACTGGAATGCCAGCCCGTTCCAGTGCCGCCATTCCACAGGAAATACCGTCAAACAGGGATAATACTTTCATTTTTATTCCTCCAAAATCAAAATCGGGGCGATCAGATTTTGGAATATTGGATCACAGGCCAAGGTCCCTGCGGTCCAGGATGCGGAACCGCTTTGTTTTCTTGGCGATAGTCCGTGCGCCCTCCAGGGCGTCCGGGCCGTCATCGTGCGCCCCCATGGGGAAGTGATACAGCTGCTCCAGCAGCCGCTTGTGCCGGGGGTTGAATTTGATATACTTGTTTTTGATGTCCGGCTGCAGCGTCTGGATGCGCATCATCTTATCGCTGGTTTGCTGCACCTCCTCGATGGGCAGATATAGCCCGGCCCGTGCGCTGGCCTTGGCCAGTTCTTCCTTCAGGAACCACTGGAACTGGTTCACCTCCGCGCCCAGCTTCTTATAGCCGCGCCCATAGGTGGCCCGGAGCCATCGCTCTTTTTCCAGCACGTCGCTGATGATCCTGTCCGGGTGGCGGCGTTCAATATCGGCGTCCAACACATACATATACCCGCTGGCCCTGTGCTTGGCCAGGGTGATAATCGCGGAGAAGTCGCTTTTTTTGCTCTTGCCCAGGGAGGGGTCCACGAAGCCAAAGAACTGATACGCCTGCTCCCGGAAGTTGACCTCGGCCTCGTTGTAGAAGTCGAACCACTCCTGAATGAAAATACAATCGTCCGGGTTGATCGGCTCGTTCTGCAGTTCGCTGTTGAATGCCGCCTCGCCATCCGTCACACGGGACACCATCAGGGCGTAGTAAGAATTTTTCTCCTCCCACAGCACCTGGGTCCCCTCCAGCATGGCCGCCCGGTGTTCCTCGAAGAACGCCAGCGCGGCCCGCTCCCGGTCATCATTGTCCAGGTCGGTGTAAATGCTCTCCCACTGCTGCCACAGGTCATCCGCAGCGGAGAAGGAGATCACCGCCCGGTATTTGATGGCCTGATAGGAGGGGTTCTTCAGCGTGTTAGCCAGCAGGCTGTCGTAATGGAGCAGGGTGCCGATATACACGATATCGGTGTAATCGTCCCCGGCCTTGGACACCGCCTTTTTAAACCAGCTGTCCAACTTGGCCCGCTGCTCCGGGGTGCGCACGTTCTCATCGTTCTCCACATCGTCCAGGATGATCAGGTCGGGCCGCCAGTTGCGGTGCTTCCGGCCACGGATTTTTTTACCGCTGCCGATGGCCTCAATCTTGATGTTGCTCTTGGTCACCAGGACGTTGGCCCGCCACACGGGACCGGCCAGGTCCCCGAAGTCCGCCCGGATCGCGCCGTTCTCCTCGAACTCCACCCGGATATTATCCAGGAAGCCCTCGGCCTGGTCGCTGCTGTCCGAAATGATGATGGGATAGTGCTTGTACTCATACAAGGCCGAGTGCATGGTGCCTTTGAACGTCAGGTTGGTGCTCTTGGCGTGGCCACGGGGCGCAGCCACCACCCGCCGTACACCGGGAAGCCGGTTGATTGCCTTGGCAGCTGCCGGGGTGAGCGGGGCGCGGCCCTTCAGAACACCCTGCTGCCAGATATTATCCAGTTCCCGGTGAAACTCAGGGGAGGGGCGGCTGAAGTAATGGGGGAAGTAGGCCCGCCCGAAGAACTCCATATCAATGGCCCCCAGCTTGCGCCGGAGTCCACCGGGGCCGGTCAGGGGACAGTCCAGGTCATACTCACGCTTCAGCGCGGCCCGCTCCGGCGAGGCGTCCTTTTGTAAAAACTGTTTTAAGAGGTCTTTTAAGGCGTTTAAATCTTCCTCGCCCTGGGCGGTGGTTTTAGCCTCCGCTTCCGCGATTGCCCCCAGCAGGGCAGCCGCAGCGCCGGTTTTCTTTCGCCTCATGGCGTCCTCCTTTCCCGCGCCCCACAAAAAACGGCCCACAGGGGCCGCACAAGCGCGTTATTTCTCACAGGCCCGTTTACCCCACCCAGGCCCTTGCGCGGTTTTTAAAGGGGGCTGTGGGCGTCTTAAACGGTATTTCAGAGGGACGGTAAAAGCCGGGTTGATTTTCAGGGGCCGGCGGGTGCGCTTCGCCACCCAGGCCCCCAATCTTCAGCCCGGTTTTTCGCTCAATGTGTCCCTCGCTCACGGGGGGAGGGACGCATCAACCTCCGACCATTTACAAGTTCCTGTTATTCGCTTAAAAGGTTAAACGATAATGGGATGATCCGCTTCTCCCCGCACACGCTCAACTCCACGGTGGCGCGGCGGCTGTGCTTGTCGATCTTCTTGATCCGGCTGGGGAAGTGCTGGAGGATGCCGGTGCCAAGTTTGACCTCGCCCTCCGGCGTCAGCTGGGCCGTGGTAGGCTCCAGAGGCTTCCCCTCGCCAGCCAGCAGCTTGATCCACTCGGCCTCCAGATAGGTCAGCGTGGACGGGTGCAGGCCGTCCGGGCCAAGGAACCGAAGCACACCGGGGATGGCCTTCACCATGTAATAGTTCTCGGCGGTGTAGTCCAGATTCAGGAACACATACCCCGGAAACAGGATATACTCCTTCTGGCTCCAGCCGCCGCCCTTGCGGATCAGGCGGTTCTCCCTGGGTGTATAGGCCAGCACCCGATTGTTGCTCAGGGTGCTGGTCACCGCCATCTCCTTGCCTGTCGATACCTGCAGTACATACCACATAAGCCTCACCTCTACTCCAAGCCCTCGGCCTTTTTGGCGGCCAGGAATTTTGTCACCTCTGCGTAAAGGTCAGGCCGCTCCTTGGCCATGGCCTGGAACACCAGGGTGCGCACGGCGTCCAGTCCGGCCTCCGTGGTGTCCTGGTTCTGTACCTCCACGCGCTTCTTGTAGGCTGCCGCCCGGATCAGGCCGGTGGCCTCCTTCATCATCTTGTCAACCTTGATGCCCTTCCAGTCCTCCTCGGTGGTATTGACCAGGGCGTTGAACATATTCTGGCTGGTCAGCCGGATGATGGCTTCGGTGGTATCCAGGTCGGGGTAACGCTCCAGTTCCCCCATCATGGCCCGGAAGTTCTCCTGGGCGATGGCCAGGGCCTGGATGTTGGCGTCGTAGTCCTGCGCATACCGGCAGACGCTGGCGATGGAGATGCTAACTCCGTTATCCTCCAGAAAATCTACGATCTCGGCATAGGTGGCATCGGACAGCAGCATCTGCTCAACCGTTGCTTTCAGTTCCGGGGCCAGCCCGTCGATCTTGCTGTGCTTTCTGTTCGATCTTCTCCCCATGCCTACACCTCGATCATCTTATCGTCGATGCCACCGGCCAGGAGGCGGATGCCCTTGCCCGTCAGCCGGGCCTCCAGCGTTTCAAAGTGATTGTCGGCCAGGCTGGCGGGGCCTTTCGTCGCCACGTCCCGCAGGTCGATGTATCCCTCCAGCGCCAGGAAGTTCACGGCGTCCAGGAACTCATCCTGGCTGATACCGTCATCCTCCAGCACATTCTGGATGCCGGACAGCTTGTTGTACTTGTGCCGCAGGATATTGATGGTCCGCAGCACCCGGCCATTGTTGCGGACAAAGTTCCCCGCCTTCAGCCGCTGCTTTTCGTTGCTGGTCATGTGTCGGTGCCTCCCTTTTTCATCAAAATATCCAGGATCATGTCCAGCTTCCGCTCGGTCTTGGCCTGCTCCCGGAAGAAGTCCTCCTTGGTGAGGTAGTTCTCGGTGATCTTCTTGATGTCACCCCGGACCTCGTCATAGGCCCGCTCATGGACGCTCCTGGGCGTGTAATCCTTTTTGATCTGCTCGATATCCCGGACCAGCTTCTCCTGGTCCTTCTCATACTCGCCCTTTTTCGTGGTGCCGTCCCGGATTTCCCTGACCTCCTTGGCCAGTTCATCCACACGGGAGAACAGCGTCCGCTTGACCAGGAACACCACGGCCCCAATCAGAGCGGTGACCAGCAGGCCGATCAGCCACCAGGTCCCGGCGTCAAATGTCATTGCAGCGTTGTTCATAGCAAACTCCCCCATGCGCAAAAATAGACGGTACGATTGATTTACACCAATCATACCGTCTAAACCGTAAAATCAGCAACGCAAAGCGTTTAAGTTTTTTGCTTTACAACAGGGACAGCTGGCCGTCCATGGGCCGGGCGCGAAGTTCCCGCACCTTGTCTGATACGATACTTCGAATTGTGATCTCTGTCAAATCATATTTCCTGGCCAATTCCCGGAAGTTGTACCCGTCGAACTCTGCCCGGATGCGCTCGTTGCGCTCCATGCGCTCCAGCCTGTCGGTCTTGGGGATGTAGAGATAGGCCCCGCCATAGACCTCCATCAGCTTCCTGAAGTTCTCCGGGCCGATCAGAGCGGCCACCTCCTGCTGGCCCTCGCTCAAATCCTCCAGCCGGATTTCCTCCTGTGCGCTCACTCTGGATCACCTCCCGGAGGCGGCCCTTTCACGTTGGCCACATACTTCTTCAATACCTCAATCAGCTTGTTGCAGGTCTGGAACTCCAGCCAGGCAAAGGGCTGGGCAGGAACAGCGTCAACCTTCAGTTCCTTTTTGATGATCCCGCACAGGCGCTCCCCCAGGGAGGCCGTGGAGGGCGCTGTGTCGCGCCGCTGCAGTTCATACATCAATGCCCACGCCTTGCGCTGCTGGCCCTCTGTGGCCCCGCCAGGGCGCTCAGTGTGCGCCTTGGGCCTGCGCCTGGGGGGAGGGGCGTCACCCTGCCGCTTCTCCAGGTCCCGGATCACCGCCTGGGCCTCGGCATAGGTCAGGGCCTTCAGCGAGTCCTTCCCGGTGATGGAGGACACCAGGTCGTGCAGGCTGTCCTCGGCGTTGCCGCGCTCCACGATCCCCAGCGCGTTGCCGATGGCGTAGATCTTCCTGATTTGCTGTGTAGCGATAGCAGCCATGCCGCCCCTCCTTTCTTGCGCTATGCTCTCGGCGCTTCGGCCTCGATGCCCACTTTGATGGTTTCCTCCACAATGACAGCGGCCCGGATGATGTCAATGGCCTCCTGGGGGCTACCTGTCCATCCGGCAGCCTGCAGCACCTGTGTCAGCCACTCCCAGTTGATGACTTCGGCGGCCAGGTAGGCCCAATCGCTGGCCTCCTGCTCCGGCAGCCCGGCCACCTTCATCAGCATGGCCTTGTCCTTGTCCCATCGCCCCTTCAGCTTCTTGCGCAGGGTGGCCTGGATTCTCGGATCGCCGCTGATCTGGCCGATCACGCTGTCCAGGCTCCCCTCGGTGTAGTTGCCCTGGGCGGCCATGGCCAGCAGCTTCTTGCAGGAGGCGGTCATGGTGTCGGTGGTCTCTGTCTTGATGAAGTCCCCGGCGATACCGCCCAGCAGCTGCTTCACCATGGTCAGCGACACCGGCTTCACCGAGGCGGCGTTGGTCACCGTCACCCGGCTGTTCTGCGTCCCCCAATAGGAGGCGGTCAGCAGCTTAGTGTCCTTCAGGTCATCGGTGGCCATGGTCTCGAAGTAGCCCTTCAGCCACTCCATGCGGTCCTTGATGCGTCCGGCCTCCAGAGCCAGGGCGGCGTACTCATCCACATACGCCCTGATCTGCTCGGCCTGGCACTCCTCCGGGGTCTTGAGGGTAGCCAGGCTGTCCTGTGCCAACTCAGCCATGGACGCGCTCCACCTCCTCCCGGATACCCAGGGAACACTCGCGGCAGATGTCAAAGCCCTTGAAGTTCACCACCTCATGGGTACCGCCGCAGATGTTGCAGGTGGCTCGATGTTTCTGGAGCAGCAACCCGCCATCCTCGGTGGTGGCGATGTCCAGCGCCATGCCGCCCTGGAATCCCAGCTGGTGCCGCAGGTGCTGCGGGATGGTCAGGGTGCCTTTTTTGCCCATGCATTTCTGTGCGTTCATCAGCATACCTCCTTCGTAGTAGCCTCACTCTGCATTATCCGGGCTTGTGACCGGCTCCCTGGGGGAGGCTGCATTAAGGTAGGGGCCGCGCCCCCTGGGGTCAGTGTATGGTCCCGGAGGTCCCCAGCTGAAGCTGCTCCGGCAGGTCCTCGGTGACGGACACCACCTTGGCGTCCCCAAACCGCTCCAAGTGCTGGGCCAGGTCCTCCTTGATCCCGATGGCCTGGCCGGGCGGGGCATCCACCTGGATTATGATGGTCAACATGGTATTACACCTCCACGCGCTCCAGCTTTGTTACATCAAAACCGCCTGGATAGTTCTTCAATTTGACTACCGTGCTGCCGCAGACTTTCCATGGCTCACTTGCCACTTCCCATATAACTCCGGGGTGACAATCTGCCTCCAGGCAGTTGACCATTTTGACCATATCGCCAATATGGAATTTTTTCCTTTGCCGTTTCATATCACTACATCCTTTCAGCTGTGGGTGGCGTTGAAGTTCTCAATCGCCCACCTGTTGCCCGTGGCCAGAACGGCCCGCCTGGTGCGCTCCGCTGGCCCCTCCTGCCGCCTGGGCATGGCGGCCAGGGCCTCCATCATCCCGCAGTCCGGGCAGATGTCCGTAGCGTTGTCCCTGCGGGAGAGGGCGGGCGGCTCGGTGTAGGCCCGCCCGCAGATGGGGCAAATCCGCGCTTTGGTCTTATTCATGGGGCGTCATCCTTTCTCTCGTTTCTGGAGCCGGATGTCCCGGCCCTTGAACTCCACCACCGCATACGTCCCGGCGATCCGGGAGTACACCCGGCTGGTGTATTTCTTCTCAATATCCCGCAGGCCCAGGTTGGTGTTGATGATGGTGGGGCGGCTGGTGTTCAGCCGGGTGTTCACCAGGTCATAGACCTCCGATCTGGTATAGCTGGTGACCATCTCGGTCCCCAGGTCATCTATCACCAGCAGATCGCAGCCGAAGATGATCTCCCGATACTCCAGCGCCGCTGCGTCCTTTTGGAACTTGCCGCGCTCCAGTTCATCCATCAGGTGCGGGGCCGACACATACATGATCAGCCACCCGGAGCGCACCACCCCCTCGGCCACCGCCAGGGAGAGGTGCGTCTTGCCCAGGCCCGGCGGGCCGGTGAACAGGAGGTTCTTGCTTTCCTTGCTGAACTCCCGGACATAGCGCAGGCAGCTTTCCACCACCTTGCCCATCGCCGCCCGCTGTTCCCGGTCATAGTAGGCCAGGCTGAAGTTGTCAAAGGAACACTCCCGCGCCGGGGACACGTCGCACAGCTGCTCATACACCAGCTGGTTCAGAATCGTCTGCCTGCAGGTGCAGGTCTGGCCGTTGACCACGCCCCGGTCCATGCAGGCCGGGCAGGTGTAGGGCGGCTCCAGGTCTGCCTCGGTAATCCCGGCTGCCGCCATCAGGGCTTGCAGCTGCTCCCGCCCGGCGCTGATCTGCGCGTCAATGTCCTCCAGGGTGTCCTGCTTGAAGATGGCCGCCGTGCTGCGCTTGGCATATAGGCCGTTCAGGGACCTTCGGGCGGCCTCCACCTCCGGGTGCTGCTCATGGAACAAGGTCATGGTGTGGGCCTGCCGTCTCTCGGCGTCCCAGCGGCGGGCGGCCAGGATTTCATCGGCCCGCTTCGCCAGCTTCTTGGGGTATTTCATTTAACCACCTCGCTTTGCAGGTGCCTCACTCTGCATTTATCCGGGCTTGTGACCGGCTCCCTGGAGGGAGGCTGCATTAAGGCGGGGGCCGCGCCCCCTGGCCGTTATTGGAACTGCTCTCGCGCTTCTCGCCACATAGCGCCCAGCTGCCAGCCCAGGTATATCAGCAGGATGATCAGCGGCAGGATCAGGGCCTCGCCGCCCGGCAGGCCGTCCCGTTGCGCCCAGGTTTCCATCCCATATACCAGCAGCAGCCCGCTCATCACCCCGCTCAAAAACACCAGGACCAGCCGCGCCGTCCATCCGATTTTGCGCCAGCATCTTTTCACCGTAAAAACCCCTTTCAAATCGTTTAACCCTCTTGGAACTCCGGGCAGGCCAGCACCCGGTAGCTTTCCACCTGCCCTTTATGGAACATTTTCAGATCCCGCCGCTCCGCTTCCCAGCCCTCCACCGGCGTGTGCGCCCGCCTGCTCCAGCTGCATCCCGCCCCGGTCTCCGGGGACGGCACCGCATTCCGGCAAAACCAGCACAGCGACATTGTGGGGGGCCTGTCGTGCTTTTGCCTTATCCATGGCACCCGCCCTTACACCAGGCCGATGCCCATGGTCCGGGCCATGCCATACAAGCCATCGTGGCTGATGTCCTCGTTGTTGACAGCGTTGTTGTAGACGTTGACCGCGCCCCGGATGCCCCACTTGCTCTGGCAGATACCGTGCAGGAAAGTCAGTTCCTTGGTCCTGCCCTCCTCGGCCAGCTTGGGAAATAGCGCCTTCACATCGTCGCTGGTGACCTTGCGGGTGCTGTAGTAGCGGTTCATGCGGATGCGGCTGAACAGCTGGGCGAAGCGGGCCTCCTGCTTGCCTACCATCCGGGCGTAGACCTCGGTGTTGCCGATCAGGGCGATGCCCACGCCCGGCTGACCGGTGATGGGGTTGGGGTCGGCCCAGGCCCTGATCTCCTCCAGGGCGCGAAGCTGCAGGTGCTGGGCCTCGTCGATGATGATGACCTTGTTTGTCCCCTCCAACTTCTCCCGGATGGACAGCATCAGGTCCAGCTTGTTGCGGCTCTCCGGCACCTTCAGCGCCCGCGCCACCACCTTCAGGAGGTTGCCCAGAGTGCCGATGCTGGGGGTGGCCTGGATATACACGCTGGCGGCGGGGTTCTCCCGCACGAACTTCTCGGCCCCCTTGGTCTTGCCGATCCCGGCGTCACCGTGGATGATGACCATGCCCTTTTCGATCTGGCAGTAGCGGATCAGCTTGCACACGTCCTCGGAAATGGAGGTGGGGATGTAGTCCTGGGTGGGCCGGTAGGGCATGGCCTTTTCGGTGCTGGCCTGCTGCTCCTCCTGGGTGCGGAAGAACTCCTCCAGCTTGCTTTCCAGCGCGGCGATGTCGCCGTTGTCGTACATACTGCGCCGGTACTGTGAGAGGGCCGTCTGGCTGATCCCCATCATGGGGGCGGCCTTGGCCTGGCTGATGCCCTTATCCTTCAGGAACTGCTCCACCCGTGCCTGCAGGGTGCTGTTGTACTCTTTACTCATGATCGCTGCCTCCCTTTCGTTTTAAAGCGTTTCGGTTCATAACATCCAGGTCGGGACCGCCCGCCACCGCTCTCAGTAGCGGCTCCTCATCAGGCCGCTGGAGTTCCAGCACCTTGGGGTCCGCGCTGGGGACGATCCTGGCGGTCTTGCTTTGGTGCGCCTGCTCCATGACAAGTTCCAGGGCGGTGCGCCGAGATACAAACGGGAGAATACTGGCTTCCACCTGGGCCTTGGCCTTCTTCTTCAGGCTCCGGGTCTTTCGGATGGCGTCCTTGACCTGCTCACCGTCATCGCCGTACTTACAGATCACATCATCCCTGGCCGGTAGCGTGCAGATAAAACGGTCCTGCAGGTCGTACACCCTGACCTCTCGGAGGTCATCCGGGTCATAACGCAGGTATACCTGCTTCCCTTGCATCTGCATGATGAAGTCATCATCCCAATAGGAAATGTTGTACCCGGCGATGGGAAGCCGAACACCCAACCGCCCAACCTTCTGCGGGCGGGCGCTGCGCATCAACATCAGGTTCAGGTCCTCGGCCCCGGCCACCCGCTTGGTGTACAAGTTCTCATTGTAGACCTGCTGGCGGGGCTTGCCCCGGTCCGCTACTACCTCGCCGCCGTAGGGCTGCTGGTTGAAATACCAATCCAGCAACTCCTCCACCGCCTCGGTAAAGGTGCTGTCCAGGGGTATCTCGCCATTCTTCAGGACGCCCTTCAGGCGCTCCGGCTTTTCCAGGACGTTGCCGCCTGTGTAGGTGTCAAACAGTCGGGAGAGGTGATCCTTTACGTCCCGGAACCGCCGCTCGATGATTTTCGCCTTGGCGTTGCGCACGATGGCGTTAGTCATCTTGATCCCCAGCCGTTCAAACACCGGGGGCGGCTCGAACCGCTCCTGTCCATCCTTGGGCTTCTTTTTGCGGTGGCCCAGGCCGCCGATATCAAAGGTCAGGAACTCGCGGCCATTGTCCACATAGATGTTTTCCGGGATGCCATACTTCAAAATGCCCTTGCGCAGTGCGATCAGCGTTGCCTGACTGCTGGGAGCCGTGGTAACATAGCACCCGGTGAAGATACCGCTGCGGGCATCGAAGAAAGCTGTCAAATATAGGCGGTGCCGCTGGCCGTTGTCGCCCTGGGTGATCACGTCGAATGTGTGGTTGTCCGCGATCCACCACTCGTTGCTGGCCATTTCGCTGTAGATACGCTGGATGTACGGGGCGCAGCGGTCATCAAACGCCTTCTCGCCTTCCCGTCCCAATATCTTGATTGGTTCGGGGATATCGTTCTGCACCATTCGGTAAAAAGTCGTGTAACTCGGTATGTCGGCCACCAGGTAGGGGGCCTCCTGCTGCGCCCACAGCTTCATGTACTCATAGCACTTTTTGATGGGGTGCTGACTTTGATCCAGATAGTAATACAGAAAAGCCTGCCGCATGGGATCGGTGATGGTGCTTTTCCCTTTTCGGTTCTTGCCCCGCTTGTTCACCAGGCCGTCCAGATCATTCTCATCCAAGGCCCGCTGGCGTCTGTACAGCATATCCACCGAGAGCCTGTGCTCCGGGTCCGTTTTGGCGCACAGGGCGATGAACATATCATCGGCCTCGGCCTTGCTGCCGGGGTACTTGCTCCGATACTGCTGCCACTCTTTCAGCGTCCTCAGCCACCAGGCGATCTCCTTCTGCTCCTCGGCGGTGTAGTGATCCAGCGGCTTGCTGGCCTTGCGCTCTGGCAGGAGGTCAGCTGGAGGCACGGGGAAGCTGGCTTTCACCTGATAGAAATACTTCAACACTAAATCGGGGTTATATTCTGCAATGGCATCAATGGAAAACTCCCATTCAGAAGTGCTGGTCGGTTTTTTCCCTTTCAGCTTTCCTTCCTTTGCCAGCTTTCGGATGAATTGCTCACTGCAGCCCTTCAACTCTGCAACTTGCTTGGTATTCAGCCTGGTTTCCATCGGTCCACCCGCTTTCTTGACCTGCCATCATCAGTGTGGGGAGGTCATCCCCCGCAGACGCCCCGGAGGACGTTTCGGCTTTAGTCGGCTTCCTCTTGCCCTAAATATTCCTTGATCCTCTGTTCCAGCCGGTTGGACATATGACCGTCAAAAAGGTCGTTGATCTTTGAGTGGGCGGTAGGGTCTGTTTGATTGAGGTACAACATAATCGCCATTGCCAAGGGTTCCCTGGAAAACGCTTCCTCCGTGATTGCTTCTTTCAGCGCATCTGTTCTGTCCATATAGATTTCCTTTCTGCCCTGCCATCATCAGGCCAGGTGGGGCGGCTCCTGGCGACGGCCCGCAGGCCGTTTCGGCTGTTACCTGCTTTTAACGATACAAAGCTGGAACTCGCTTCCATCGGACATCCGAAGCACCAGGCCATTGTCACGGCTCATCATCCCCGCATCCGCGAAAGTAGTTACACTGACCAATTCCTCGAAAGCGGTGTCGCTTACGTCGCAATCTCCATCCAGGATCATTTCCAGCGCATTTTGGATTACTAACTCGTTCATGGTTTAGGCTCCTTTCGTTTCGGTAAAAATATCTTCGATGCTACATTCCAGGATTTGCGCTAACTGGAGGCAATTCCTTAACCGTGGCTGCGCAATGCCTCGTTCCCATTGACTGATGGCCGTCTGGTCAACATGAACCATTTGTGCCAGCTGCACTTGGGTAAGCCCCTTTTCTTTCCTTAACGTGCGAAGTCCCATTTACGCGCCTCCTTTCAGTAGTTTACTACTATTATAAGCCAAACTCCTATTTTGTCAAGTAGTAATCTACTAAAATTTTTTGTTGCGTTTTATTAGTACAACTCCTATAATGAAATATAAGGAGGTGTCTGCCTTGAATTCTTTACGGAAACTTCGCAAGGAAAAAGGGCTGTCACAACAAAACCTGGCAGAACTTTTAGCTGTAAATCAAACAGCTGTCAGCCAATGGGAGCGGGGTATAACAACTCCATCCTCCCGAATGCTGTTAAAATTGAGCCAAATCTTTAGCGTCAACCCATGTGAATTGCTAAATGATGCTGGTGTAACTTCCGCTCATCAGTGGGACGATCCCGAAATTATGGAGGCTGTGCGGGAAAGCCTTCCAGCGCAGATCAGCGGGCTGAATGACGTGCTAAAGGGCTGCCCCGCTCAGGAGCAGAAGCTGACCTTTGACATCCTGGTGCAGCTTCGCTATGTGCTGGAATTGAAAGACACCGCCAAAAGGATGACGGCCCTATCTATGCTCCATGATGTCGCCGCCGCTGTAGAACACCTTGCTGGCGAAGAAAAATGAGCCTTTATTTTTTCCGTTATTGAGTACGCTTGTATCTTAAACGCCCGCGCCAGTTTTGTCTTAAATATGGAAGATAATTCCGTGTTACGTAATACCTTTTACGGGGACATGGTGCGCAACCTGCCCTGGTTTGAGGTGGTGTGCCTCCAATAAAGGCCCTCTCCGTAAAACCGTTGAAAATAGCGGTTTTTTCGTTGGTTGCGCGGCCTGCCGTGCTGGTTGCGCGGTTAGTTGCGGGGTCCGGCCTTTCAAACAACAAAAAAGAACCGTTTAAGAGATACCAATGCGCCCTGTTGTGCGCCCCCTCTTAAACGGTTCTTTTACGTTCCTTAAAAGCCCCGAAACCGTTGAAAATACGGCATTTCCACGCCTTGCCCGCCAGCCATGCGCCCCCGCTCTTAAACGCTC